TCACTTCTCGCTAGGCAATCTAAGCGATATTAAGATGGGTATATGGGGTTTGCCTCCGGTTATTGCTGGTTTTCGAGATGCGTATCTTGCCCAGATCCTTAAGCGTAATAATGAAAGCATAGCACTAGATCATATGTTGCCAATTCGCTTTATAACCCCCGCCTCTGTTGGAGCGGGAGGTGACTTTATGAAGTCGATCAATATCGGTAACTTCGGGCAGTCAGTGCTGCGATCAGTGGAGCGAGCTCGTAAAGATCCCACAGGATGGCAGTGGATGCCTATGCCTGTTAATTATCAATTGCTTGGAGGAGAAGGTAAGCAATTTGTTGTTCCTCAACTATTGGAACAAGCCCAAGCAGACTTCCTTAACGGTATGGGCATTCCGGTAGAGTTGTATAGAAAAACTCTGAGTGCCCAAGCTGCGCCATTTGCAGCCAGACTTTTTGAGGCGGGTGAAACGCACTTCCTGCACGGTCTGCAGACAGCCCTTACTTGGATTGTGGATAGAGTTAGTGCCATACTCAATTGGGAGCCCTGCGAAGCCACCCTTACCAAGCCAACTCATGCCGATGACATTGAGCGTCGTATGCTGATGCTCCAGATGATGATGCAAGGCATTGCTGCAGAACAAGATGTACTCAACCTCTTTGGTCTCGACTGGAAGGATACCTTCAAGAAACGCCAGGGCGAACAGGAATTCAAGATGCGATCTGAAAAAGAGTATATGGATAAAATGCGCAAGGCGGAAGAAAACGAGCAGATCATGTCTGCCCCTCCTGGCGCGATGATTGCAGGCCCAGGGACTCCAATGGGGGCCGGCGGCATACCAGGTGGGCCCAACCTTGGCGGTCCGCCAATGGCTCCTTCTATGCCAATCAATGGCGTTGCAGGGCCCATGGCGGCAGGTCCCAGCAAGGACTTAGATAGTTTCTTTGCGGATGCTCAGGCTAGAGTCAACGAGATTATGGCTACAGCTCCACTTGGCTCTCCGCAGCGTAGGCAGATCTTGGATCAGATCAAGAGCCAAAATCCAAATCTACATGCCGTGGTGAAGAGTATGCTGGATCAAATTACCCAACAAGCAGAAAACCAAGGCAAAGATCAATTACGTCAGCCAATGCCTCCCCCTAGGTAATAGCTAAACAGCTGAATCACACAATAAAAACTTTTTCATTATTGCCAAGCCCTTGAAATAAAATTCAAGGGCTTGGTTTGTTTTAAGGAATACACATGAACCAACGTAATCGTCGACTACGTGATCACTTCATAGCAGGCAAAGAGTATGTGTCTCGAGCGGATAATCGAAGCGTAATAATTAATAAAGACTATGATCTTATCGACGGTCAAACTATCACAAACATTATAGGAACACTATATACAAGTGCAATAGTTAAAAGGACTATTGATAAAAACGGCTGTAACACCTTTTGGATTAACTACTCTAACTGGAGAACTCGTACTACCACGGCTGCTATAAAAGCATGTATCCCTGGGGGATGGGAAATACGCGGGTACAAGCTATACACCCCCAAGCTAGCAACCATAACTATACCGAATACGGGGTGGGTAGAGCTGAAAGAGCCCTTGGATGCCTACTTAGATCGGTGGAGCTAATAAAGGAGTTAGGTCAGCCCCGGGGCTGACCTTTTTTTTAGGTATTAAATAGGGGGTATTTTAAGGCCTAAAATAGACCCTTATTTGTGTTATATATATAAGTAGGCTGCAAATGCTTTTAAAAGATAAAGATGAGCTTATATTGCGGTATATATATATAGAGGATCTATAGGTATTCCAGCAACTCTGCTGGACCGCCAAAACAATTTAGATCCTTCAAGAAAGAGGAAACAAGTGAAAAATTTCTTCAATGGGTTTGCGTTTATCGTCTTGCCGATTCTGGCTACAGTGGCTCTGACACTTGTCGTGCGGTTAACGATGCCAACTCCGAAGGGAGTCACAAGCATTGTTGAAACCGGAGAAGTCTGGTACAACCCAACATCTTGGGCGCTGAATGAGAGTGCAGAGCATGCCACCATGCAGGCCAATAAGGCCATGGCAGCGGCAGTCAGCTACACTCAAGGCATGACACTGGCGGCTTCGGCAGCGGCAGGCGTCGTTCTGACGTTGCTGGTCCTGGCGATTCGCAAGGGATGGGTAGATAAAACCGAGGTCAAGACCAAGGCTTTTATCGAGCAGGCACCTGCTGCGACCCACACCCCGGCGCAGAAGGGGCCGAATGTCTCAGAGCCGATTACCAGCCGTTCGACCTCTTCGGAGGATAGACGTGATTCTGCCCTAACAGGACAGGCCATGGCTACAGCCACGGCTTGACACGGAAGCCTCACCTCCTATTAGCCTCACGGCGTAGGGGGTTTTTTTAGGTATTAGATATATGCCTAAAAATAAGGATATTTTGCGGTATACATATATAGAGGATCTATAGGTATTCCAGCAACTCTGCTGGATCGCCAAAATAATGTAGATCCTCCAAGAAAGAGGAAACAAGTGAAAAGTATCATGATTTGTGTTTTTAGTAGCGTTTTAGCCTTTGCAGCCTGTTTGGCTGTCGAGGCCCGCAGCTGTAGTGCCGAAACCAACAAGGACAATCAGCATCAGCTGATGTTCCAAAGGGTGAGCACAGAGCTCGCAGCGGCAGCAGCAGCTAAGGTGTCAGCCACGACACTGTCGGACAAGCTTACCCTTGCCCGAGTGGAAAGCTCACTGGCAGATGCGCTGGTAACGCTGAGAGCGATGGAGTCGTCCAAGGAACCACCGAAGGACAACAAACAGCCTCAGCCTATTACTTCGCAGAACAACAAACAGCCTCAGCCTATTACTTCGCAGCCCAAGGAACCGCAGTCGTATGTTCTCAAGGCGGCAAAGGAATTCTCAAACCTCGTTCCAGTTTATAGCGGGAATGAAGTTGAGACTCCTAGAGGCTTTGGCAATACGCTCGCTGCCGGTTTCTCTCAGGCAAACATGGAGAATCAGGAGGTCTTGGTTGTAAAGATCGCCGCTTTGAACCGCCTGCAGGAAGCCCACACCCGGGCTGTCCTGGATCAGGAAACTCTTCATATCCCTGAGTACACCATCTTGTTGAATCAGCAGTATTCAGAGCTGGATTCAGAAACGCAAAATGCGTTGGTTCTGGAAACAATTCAACAAGAACGCCTCGCTGATGAGAAGGCTGTCGAAGCTTTGGCTAATCCAAGCTTTTGGCAAACCTTGAAGTGGTGGTGGCAGGAGTAACACTTCCACAGGCATCCTTTTTTGAGGGCCCCGGGAGAGTAACATCTCCCGGGGCTTTTTAACCTGCCTTAAGTGCTTAATTGCAAAAATGTTGATTTGCCACATAATGACATAAAAGACCCATAGGTATTCCATTGCGTAAATGGATTGCCAAAACAATATGGGTCTTGAAAGGAGTCCATGAAAATGGATGAAGCAGTAGTGACGGGAACGCTGGCGGTAGCGCCAAGGCTTTGGGATGCCTCGATGAAGGACCTTGAAATGCAGCTGACTGCGCAGGCAGCGGAATGTACTCGACAAGAGACAATTCTGCGTGCTGCACTGGAGCAGAGAGTTAAGCTGCGTCAAGAGGCCGAACGAGCACTCCAAGCCCTGATTTCTTGTCAACCTTCTAGGCGGTAACTTGCCTGAAGAAAAACCTGCCCGAACACACCAGGAAAAACTCCTGGTGTGTTTTTTTTTAGGTATCGGAAGTTGACAGCTCTAAAGTATTGTGCTTATGATCCTGTCGCTGCATACCGCAGCAATAGGAGAACTCATGAGCAGAGTACTGGTGATAGGAGATACCCATGTTCCCGCCATGCACAAAAGTTATGTGCAGTTTCTGAAAAGTGTAGCCAAAAAATGGAAGACAGATAAAGTTATACATGTGGGTGACGTAGTGGACCACCACTGCATTAGCTTTCACGACAAGCATCCTGATAATCCCGGAGCAAAGGAAGAATACTCCCAGGCCTATAATCAAATACAAAAACTTTATAAGGAGTTTCCCAATGCCGTTATTACAATAGGCAACCACGATATACGCGTATTGCGTCTAAACGCTAAAATGGGTATTCCTAAGATGTACCTTAAAGGATTCAACGATTTATACTCTACTAACGCCTGGAGATGGGTAGAGCACATTGAAATAGACGGCGTTTACTATTATCACGGAGAAGGCTGTGGGGGTCAACACCCAGCATTTAGCGCAGCCAAAATGCGATTGCAGCCTACTGTCATTGGTCACTACCATAGTGCCTGTGGTATATGGTATCAGGCTGGGCCTACTGCAAAGATTTGGGGTATGAACGTTGGTTGCGGCGTTGATCGCAATCATTGGAGTATGCAATACGGTGCTGCGTTTCTTAAAAAGCCAATTGTCTCCTGCGGCGTTGTAATTGATGGCGATCCGTTCGTTGAAACGATGAATTTAGGTGGAAATTCACGAGCTAAATAAAGACAATATGCAGGTTAATATGATTTATAAAGAGTTCATCAGAGCTTTTAATTTAGGTATGAACTAATGGGTAGACGAAAAAAAGAAAACTGCTTCCCGTATACTGACATTGTCATATCTACTTATATTAAAAAGCAGGATTATCATCAGGCACAACTTCGGTATTCAAACAATATTGGAGTAAATCCTGCTATTAACTTTAATACAGATGAATCAGCAGAAGAAAATGTGGATTATTTTGATCAATTTGATGAGGATTATGGGGACTAAAATACCCCAATATACATGGTAATATGATATATCCCCCGCTAATAGCTCTTACCCGACCATAATAGGATGCCAGAGTCCGTACAACTCTGCATCCAAACGGCAGACGATTTTTCCAGTTATTGTCATCTGTAGCAACTAGGTGGGCTAGCCTATCTAGTAACTGGTGGGAGGTGCGTACCAAAGATTCGCATCTGAGTTCTAGTAACCTGTAGCACGGTTGAGGTGAAAGAACGAGAAAAAGGTTAAATCGTGCGTCCCACATAGATCGGCAGGTCTGTGTGGGCTTTTCTTCGACGATAGGGTGCAGAAAGATTTACTTGCCGAAAGGAAGAATAATCTTCCCTGCACCTGAATGGTGGGCATCTTTCGTTGATTTTTGTTGCCCATGTATTGCAAATCAACGGCTTGTTGTGTGCCAAAACGCAATGCTGTGCGGGTATCAGCACAGTAAACCCACATAGATCGACGGGTCTGTGTGGGTGTGGGTTTTTAATCCCACTTCAGCTGAAGACTTAACCCACTTCAACGGCTGTGACAAAACCATGTGGGTTTAAACAGTAACCCACACAGATCGACAGGTCTGTGTGGGTTTTCAAACTTTCTCAAGAGGAGAACTGCTGCAGCAGGAAGAACCTCTACTCGACTATGCGAGTATAAATAGGTATTAGGCATAGTGCGTTTATGTAAATCTACGAATTTACATTAAGGTTACTCTAGTCACAGCTTGAGGGCTACGAAGAAGTGAAACAACTTCGGTGTGCCCTAGTTTCACAAGACTCATGACTAACTGACAGATGTAGCTCAGGGTCCCTACCTTTGTTAGAATTGAGGAACAATATGAGACCTTACATGGGCACACTGTGGGGAAACCCACAGTGTGCTTTTTCTTTGGTGTGGTGATCTTATGTACCGTGTAATACGGATTGTTTGGTGTGTCGTCTTTTCAGGAGAATCAACATGAGTGAAAAGCTTCTCAAAAATACCTATCAGTCATACAATATTCTCTGTGCAGAGATTGACTATATGGAAATGGTTATCAGGGGCAACGAGTGTCGAGAGAATCCCTCCACTGATAATCTTCTTGAGCTCAAGAATCTACGCATGATATTGGAGGACCTTCAACAGAGTCGTATATCGGCTCTTAAGTTGCATAAGTTAAATGTCTCAATCTCCAATCGACTGAAAAAAATGAATAGATGGCATATGT